GCCTATTTGGTGGACTTCACCCAAAGATTAGCCGGTGTGGGCGCAATGGCGGGTTTGTCCGTCCAGGACATTCTTGGGTTTGCATCGGGTCTTGACCAGTCGGCAATGAAAGTGGAGATGGCCAGCACCGCATTTCAGAAGTTCTTGATGAAGATGTATGAAGACACCGCCACCTTCGCGGAATATGCCGGAATGGAAGTGGAGGAGTTTTCGGAACTGCTGAAGACCAATGCCAACGAAGCCATCACCACTGTAATGAAGGCCATGAATGACAAGGATGGCTTTGCCGCATTGGTTCCCATGTTTGACCAAATGGGCTTGGATGGTGCCCGTGCCGTGACGGTCTTGGCCTCAATGACGAAAAACTTCGATGCCGTTGCCGAAGCACAAGCATTGGCCAACGCTGAATTTGCCAAAGGCACATCCGTTACCGAGGAATATGCCGTAAAAAACAACAACCTTCAGGCACAACTCGAAAAGGCCCGCAAGGAGTTCCACAATGCAAGCATTGCCCTTGGTCAGTCACTCAATCCCATTTTGCTTAAATCCACCAAGGCTACGACATACCTTGTAAAGGCACTTGCCTCGTATGGGAAGGAGATAAAATCGGTGTTGATTGTGATAGCCTTGCTGACGGCTGCATTAAAAGCAAAACTCATTTGGCAAAAAGCAGTGGCCACTTTGAATGCCACACTTCGGGCTGGCTCGTTGGCACTTGCCGCTGCACAAGCATTGCTTACTGGTAATGTTACCCGTGCCACCGCTGCATGGCGAATGATGAATACGGCAATGAAAGCTTCAGTGTTTGGAATCGTTATCGCTGCCGTTTCAGGATTAGTAATTTGGCTTCAGAGGCTTGCACAAAAACATCGTGAAGCAGCGGAGGCCGCACAGTGGGAACAAAAGCTGGAGGAGAAAGCCACAGAAGCCTATAGTGAGGAAGCTACCAAAGTAAGCACCCTGACCCGCATCATTGATAGTAATAATGTATCACTTGAAAGCCGTCGCAAGGCACTTGAGGAGTTGAAGAAAATCGTACCAGGCTACCACGCCGACTTGACCGAGGAAGGCCGACTCATCAACGACAATCGGGATGCCTTGATTCAATATGTTGATGCCCTGAAGAAAGCCGCCCGTGTCAGGGTACGAAGGGAAGACATCGAACAAAGGGAAGCACAGATTATGCAAGCCGAAGACCGCTTGGAGGAAGCAAAACGGCGCGAAGCTGTGGCGACGGTCAATTATGAGAATGGTGACCGATTTGAAGTGGAAGGCGATTTGATTACAGATAGCGATGAGTACATAGAATATCACGCAGCTGTCGAGGCCAGGCAAAAGATTGAAGATGAATTGAAAGAATTGAACAAGAAACAGGAAGAGGCCGTTGCCAAATATGGTGAAATAGCGGGGGTTATTGAAGAGGCCGCTGCCGACAATGCCAACGCCATTGTTGATGCCACGGAAGATGCTTTGCAGACGGCCAACACCATCCTGACACAAACCCAATTCGACTACTTGGAAGACCGCTACGACAAACTCACCAAAAAAGAGAAAGAGATGGTGGATAAGGGCTACACCTCTCTTTCGGAGGAAGAATCGAAATCCCTCAAAGCCAGGTATGACAAACTGATTAAAGCTGATGCCAATGCCGCCGACAAACGCTATCAGGAACAAGTGAAACAATTGGAACAAGCCCAGCGTGCCGAGCAAAACAGTATCAACCAGCAGTATTTCGATAAAGAGATTACTACCGAGCAACATGAGAAGGCTTTGCGCGACATTACCATGAAATACCTTATGGAAAAAAGGCAGCTTGCCGAAGACAACCATAAGGACATCACCGCAATCGATGCAGCCATCATCAGTGAGCAGATAAAGAACCGCAAGGAAGACTACGGCAAAGCACTCAAGGAACTCGAAGCCCGCCAAAAGGATGAAGAAAACGCCTTGGCCATGTCACTTTCCAAGCAGGAAATCACCGAGAAGGAGCACCAGGCGAAGATGCTTGAACTGAAGATGCGCTACCTTCAGGAGAAACTGCAGCTTGCCGCCGATGCTGGTCAGGATGAAACCGACATCTTGCAAGCCATCTTTGATGCCCAAATAGAGGCTCAAAAGGCGGCCAACGAGGAAATGGCCAAGCTGAAAGAGGAAGCGAAGAAAGTCGTTGAAGGCTTGCGATCGCCATCAGCAGCCCGTGATGCCGAAATGCAAGCCCAACTGAAACGGCTCGATGTGCTTCACAAAGCCATGCTCCTTTCGGAGCAGCAATATGAGGAGGCGGTAAAGCAGCTTCGCAAGAAATATGCAGATGAAGACCTGAAGGAGAAATTGGCCAATGTTCAGAAGTATTCCGACCAGGTCAACAACATAATGGCTGAAGCATCCGGCTTCGTCACACAACTGAAAGAATACGAAACGCAGAAGTTGGAGGCGGAATACCAGGAACAACTCACAGCCGCTGGCGACAACGCCGAGAAACGCGAGGAGATTGAGGCCGAGTATGAACGGAAGCAACTTGAACTGAAAAAGAAGTACGCCGACACGGAGATGGCCATCAACATTGCCAAGACCATTGCTGCCGGTGCTGTGGCTGCTATCAAGGCATACGCCGAGGGTGGCCCTTATCTTGGCATTGCCCTTGCCGCCCTCATTGCAGCCACAACCGCTGCTGAAGTGGCGACCATTATTGCCCAGCGCAATGCAATCAAGGCTACCACGGTCAGCACTTCCGCATCATCAGGCGGAACCTCACCGACATTAGTCACTCCAACCGGTTATAGCGGTGGTGGTTTTACTGAAAAGGCAGTAGACGACAATAAACCCGCTGGTATCGTCCACGCCAACGAATGGGTTGCACCCGCGCCGATGGTCAGACGCAACCCCGTTTTGTTCGCCAACTTGGAGAAATACCGCAAAATGGGCTTTTCAAGTCATGGCCGCAAAAACGGTTTTTCAGAAGGAGGCTTTACAGGCAGCGGAACCACCGCAATCGGCATGAGCGAAGAAACTGGTCAAAAACTGCTTGCAGTCATTGACAGACTTGATGCCAACACATCGGCCAATACCGATACACTCAACCGTTTGATGGACGAAGGTGTGCAAGCCTATGAGGTGTACGACCAACGCCAGTCTTTTGAAACACAACGCAAACGCTTCAAAAACGCAACGAAACGATGAGACTCTACAACAGAAACGGCACTTTTGACCTGCCTGACGGCTTTGCCCTTAACTTGGAGCGAACCAATCCATTCTTCACCGATGAAGGCGATACGAGTGTACCCGTTACGCTACCTTCATCGCCGCATAACCTTCAACTGCTTGGCCACATAGAGCGCATTGATGCGAAAAGCAACGGCTTGGCCAATGATGAAGCATGGTTGACCATTGGAGCCGTTACGGTCAAAGGCACGCTGATCATCGACACCATTTCAATGGAAGATGGCATCGATGCGGCGTTCGCTTTCCGTAACGGTGGCCTCTATAGGGAATATAAGGACAAATCCCTAAAAGACCTTTTCGCAGACCTTGTGGATGATACCTACAGCGAAGCCCGTCAATGGGGAAATCATCTCGAATCCATATACAACGGAACAATATCGCCTGGAGACTACACCTGTTTCCCCGTGTTTGGACAAAAGGAAGATGGTTTTAGTGGAGGTCATTGCCCCATCAATTATGCCGTAGGAAGTTCTTTGGTTTATCAGCAGCGAATCTATTACGAAGGTGGGGTGTTGCTTTATGTTCCTGAAGGATATGCCTGCACACCTTTCATCTATCTGCATAGGATGATTTCAATCATGTTTGAGCAAATGGGTTACACCGTGACATACAATTGTTTTGAATCGCTGCCTAATAAGTTTGTGGTCCTGAATAATTGTGTCGATACCATCATCAACGGAAAACTCATTTACGCCGACATGGTGCCCGACATGACCGTAAGCGATTTCCTTAACTGGTTGCTCGACCGTTTTATGACACAAGTCGTTGTGGATAGCAATACGATGACTGTCAATGTGTGGCCGTTTTCTGAATTGCTTGGGAGCGACATAGGGAACGGGACGGATATGGACATCACGGACATGCTGATTAGCGGTATCACGATGCGCTACGAGCAACCGTCACGCATCGTTGTCACGCCCACAGTAGGCGAGGGCGCACAGCCAGCCGCCGCATCGAAGAAAGCACTGAAGGACAAGTACGGCAGTTGGGCTGAGTTGGTGGAATCAGAGTATTGGAGCATCAAGAACAACAATAATCCCGCGTATGAAGATTGCCTGGTCATGCGCAGAGCCACGGGAATGTACTATGAATTGCAACGCGATGTGAATACTGGCGATATTGTTATGGTTGAAATTGGCACCAACTATTTTGCCTATGACCGTGAGAACGCCGACAATAGCGAAGCTTTTAACCCATGTGATGTGATGCCGGCGATGTATTGCGATGCAGCGGCACATTTAATGCCAATCATCGGCGACCATATCCATAACCATAGCACCTACGAAGGAATAAAAGCCAACGGGAAGCAGGAACTTATTGTGGTGCTTGAATGGCAGGACGGCGAACACCATTCAGGGTTCAAAAGGTGTGGAACTACACAGAACTTTATTCCACTAACAGACCAAGGTGTCAGCGGTTCCGTATTGGCCATGGGAAGCACACCCGAGCAGCTTTACAGCTACTTTTGGAGCCAATATAACAACATCTTGCTAAATGGGAAAAAGACGGCCACCATGCGTGTCAATTACGACACCCCCACTTTCCTCACGCTTGATATGGCCTATCCTAAGACTTGCCGCAACCAAAAAGTATTGCCTGTAAAGTCGTCGATGAATGTGGGAGCAAAGGCCAGCAACGGCAATTCGGAGTTCGTGGTTATTCGGCAAGTCTATGATGTGACTGATTCTTATATTTCGCCTGGTGCTGTGAGTCGATTCCGTTGGGTGATGAATAATAAAGACCTCGTTGCCTTCAAAGCACAATGTCTGACCGTGCCGAAATACTACGATGAGAATTGGAATGAAGTATCAGGCGATTCACATGACCTATATTGGACAGGAAACAGAATCCCGCCCGAAACCGTTGAGGTCATCGTAAGCGGAAATAATGCGCAAATATTCCTTGGCCCGCCAACAGAAGCCGGATTGAGTTTGAGTGTTCCAGTCACTGTGACGGTGAAAGGAAAAATCATTTGCACCCATATCTACACACCGGTTGTCGGTTCGCCGCAAGCGCAATCCTACACCTATGATTTTTCCTATACTGGCAATAACATTAATATATACTTTACTTCAGAAGCCTATTAAAACGAATCATTATGGCATACACAGTACCAATTAGCTACGAACACAGCGTACATTTGGAAAACATTCCTGATTTCATCCTTACCAGCGTGGACGAGAACATTCAAGTCGAAGTTTATTCCGACACCACTTATACGACCAAAATCTTTACCGCCACTTATATCCCTGACCTTTCCCACGAAGTGAGATTTAACCTGGCAGACATCATTAGGAGCCATTTGGCAACCGCTTTGCCTAATGCCGACATATTCTTACAACAGAATGTATATAAGGGATTCGGTTTTGTCATTACAGGTCTTACTTCGGCAGTGGTTTCGGCAGAATATTACGAAGTGATGCTTTCCAAGGCAGAGGTGGATGACTCCCCTCATGTGTATATGCAGTCACATTTCCTTACCCTTCAACCGAAGGATAAGACCGTGACCAAAGGGATGCCCGAACACCTTACCTTGCGAGGCGTTGGGCCAGTATCAGAACTGCAACTTTACGCGCGATTCTATCCCACAGCAGGTGGCCACGAAGATGTGATGCTTGGTCCGCCGACCTACACAGGCATCAACACATATCGATTCTTTTGGGAAGACTTGTGGCAACTCCGTCCAGGATCATGCAACTATTATATTGACATAGTAGCCAACGACACCAAGTCGGATATTATGAGCCAACGCTACATCTACTCGCACAAATCGGGACATGAGCATTATTTCCTTTGGGTGAACGCCTTGGGAGGCATTGACACCATTTGTTGTGACGGTGCCAATACATTGCAGCCCCAAGTGACTCACAATGTAGGTCGCCGTCAGTCGCTTGTCATCCAGTTGGACGACAGCGACGACTACCGTCAGTGGCAACAACAGTCGGGATGGTTCCCATGGAAGCTGCGCGAATGGCTGTGGGATTTCGTTTCCTCGAAGTTAGGCCATTGGATATACGATTCTGAAAAGGAAACCTACAAGGAAATTGTCATTTCATCGGCTGAAATGGAAGCATCCGATGATAAACAACTGGTGCAGTTCACTTTCACATATCGTAACGCCAACCGAGGCAATGCCGTCGGAACTTCAAGCCGTGCCAATAGTTTCAGCCAAAGTGCTGCGGATTCGGCTGAAGATATTGACTACGATGACAAAATAGTCGTGGATTGATTTTGTCACTATATAGGAAAAGCACGAATGTAAGTTTGCACAAAATTCAATCGATATGGCAAAGATTCTCAAAGCAGTTGATTGGTATGTTCACCTTGCGATGATAGTGAGCATTGGATTAGGCATTGCCGCCTTCATCATCCCGCCTACGGCGGTAATTGATAGGAGCATATTGGCCTTCATTGCTGAAATAACGGGTGCAGCGGCATTGCTGACATTCCTATCCAAATTGCCTGAATACATTGCAGCGGGCGCAACCGCTCGATTCCAACGAGGCAACACATCTATCGAGGTTGGCGGCAAGGGAAAGAAACCAAGACGAGGTGAACAAGACACTGAATTTCAGGAACAAATAGAGGAATAATATCATGATTAAGAAGAAAGTAGTAGCGGGAGACACATTCCCAATCACATACACACACAAGTCAAACGGCGTGGTGGCTGATTTGCCCGAAGGCTACGACTACATGATTGGACTGCGCAATGAGGGTAGCGATGCCGTTACGGTATTCTCATACCAAAACGGCGACATCAAGAATCCTGAAACGGGCATCTACCGATGGGAAATCAGCCATGAGTTGTCAAAGACACTTGAAGGCAACATCATAGTCGAAATGGTCATCTACAGCCGTGATGCAAGCGTTGTGCATCATTGCAGCGAGCCAGTAGTGCTGGAGGTGATACAGAGCTTCATGAACGAGCATTTGGATCATGAATGACTGCATCGAGATAGGAACCTGGGAAGAGGGCGGAATAGAGATTGACGATGGCCTTGAAATGGGTGTTTCGGTTGAGGGAGGTTTCGACATCATTGTGGAAGCCGTTGCCGATGACGAATCCGAAATACACCTGATAGTCGGCGACATCGTGGAGGAGTCAGCGGAGGAACAAACCGCTTACGATTTCGGTATGGAGTTTTCCGACCCCGACACTTTCTTCATCTATGTCGGGCCCGAACTGCCCGAAGTGGATGTCGGCTGGAGCAATGATGCCTGGTTCCGTTCAGAAGGATGGTTCCGAAGCGAAGCATGGTAACGAATAAAACATTTAGTATATGGCAAAGAAAGTAACTATACCAGGTGAGGGACATTTGCAATCCCTTGACGATGATTGGGGTGGCATAAACAACACCGATGAGGCCATAGAGAAGTATGGCGCGACAGTTCCACCAGGCCAGGAGTGGGGCATGAACCGTGGAGAGGTGGAACGCTTTGAGAAAAAGATATTCCAAGAACATGAAGCCGCCATTGAAGACAATGCAACCGATATTGAAACGCTTGGCGGCGTGGCAATCGGTGATGTGGAGGAAGGCGCGATAAATCCCGCCACGAACAAGAAGCCAATCCATTTCTACAAAGCGAATGACCACGAACACGAGCATCCCGTAACGATTGAAGTCTTGGCCAATGTGGGCGGTGAGGAAAAGATACCCCGCATCAGCGTGTCACTCAACACTGCCAGCACCATCAAGAAAGGCGACACCATCGACTTCGATTGGGTTTACGACTTCATCCATAGGATTGACGGTGAGGAACAACAAGGAGGCATCAGGCCGACACCTTCCAATGTCACGATTGAGGTGAAGGCTGGCAACACCTTAATATATAGTGACACGGTCAACGGCGGCGTGGTGGAACACCAGCCTTACAATGTGAGGTTTTCCAATCCGAATGTGACGGGACTTGTCACCATCACAGTAGTGGCCACGGTCATCATCGATGGCGAGTTGGCAGAGGCAAGGGGAGGCGAGGTCGTGACCATCGTGGAAATGCGCCTTTCGACCGACTTCAACCCCGCGACCCAACTGGCCATCAGCAACGGCATCACAGACGGGCAGACCATTTCAATCCCATATTCATACACCGTCCCTAACGGAACGACATTGAGGGTCTTCATTGATGGCGGCGAGCCAATCACAAGCACCATCAGCGGCACAGGGAGAAACTTCGTCACCCTGCAATCCTCAGACCTTGTTGCCGGAAGGCACAATGTGCAGATGATAGCCGAAAACAACGGCCTTTTGAGCGATGCCGTTATTGTCGATTTCCTGAAAGCGGGTGGCACCGATGACTATCTGGGTTTGCGCCTTGCGGTGGCAGTGGCCGACATCGAGGAAATAGAAGACATGGCGCAGAACTATGGCAGTTACGCATTGCCGTTGACCGTTGAACAATTCGGAAGTGTCACCATCAACTTCGCGGCGTGGCAGTCTGCAACGCTGATGTCGGAGGTGCGCGTCTATGTTGACGGCGCAGAAACACCGGCACAGGTGTTGTCGGTGGACAGATCGTTGCAAAGCCTCTCCCAGCGTTTTGACACTTCGGGAAGCCATACCATGTCAATAGCGGTCGGCACTACCGTCATGGACTTTTCCGTCAGCGTACAAGAGGTTTCGGGAATACCCAACCAAGATGTGCCTGGATACTTGCTGAAACTGTCAGCCAACGGGCGTTCCAACAATGAAGCCCATCCCGACGATTGGGGCGGCATTACCACCTTCAATGGCGTGAACTGGAACACCAACGGATGGAACACCGATTCACAAGGTGTTACCTCCATGCTGCTGACCAATGGCGCAACGGCCAATTTCGACATCAAGCCTTTTGTCATTGATGGCGACTACAGCATCCAGCTTGCAGGCTTCGCCTTTGGGATGAAAGTCAAGGTCAGCCAGGTCATGGAACGCGGTGCAACGGTGGTGAGATGCCTCTACGACAACGAGGGCGAAGGCTATCCGATGGGAATACAGGTGACCACGGAAAAGGCTGCGCTGCTGTTTGGCGGCACAGAACGCATTACCACAGCCGAAGACCTCGTGGATGAAAACGGCAACTACATAGACTACGAGGGCAACATCGTGGACGAGGAACACAAAGTACCGCTGATTATCACACGACCCTTCGGCACCGAAATGAACATCGCCATTGACGAATGGATGGACATATTCTTCATTGCCTATCCATCAAGCGGCGGCTATGGCCTTGGCTTCCTCTACATCAATGGCGAACTGAGCCGTGCCAACCGCTATTCAGGTGCATTGAGGCAGATTGTCCCTCAATCCATCATCGTTGACAGCGACAAGGCAGATGTAAGGGTGCGTGGATTGTACTACTACCGTTTCCCGCTGATTTCAGACGAAGTGCTACTCAACACCATCATCAACCAACATTCGGCGGCTGAAATCAAGGCGATGTATGAGAGAAACGCCGTGGGCGATGCCAACAACACGGTCGATGCCGACGGCAACATAGCCATCAACCATGACACGCTCATTGCCAAACGCAAAGGAACGCTCACGGTGATACGCAGTGGAGACAGCGGGATGGGATTGACCGACATGTTCAGTTGTGTCGACAAGAAACAGAACTTCAAAGCCGACCTTGTCAGGTGGGAGCCGCCTTTGGATGAAGATGGCAATCCCATCGGTGAAGGCTTCGAGGCCCGGAATGTCAGGATGAGGATCCAGGGAACATCATCCGTGAAGTACCCTTACAAGAATCTCCGTATCTACCTGACCACAGCACAAGACGGCACACGCGAACTTTGGATTGGCGGTGTGGATGTAACGGCCACGGCCAAAGGTTACCCCTTACGAGGCGCGGACAAATCCATTGCACAAGCCGTGCTTTGCGCAAAGACGGACTTCGTGGATTCGTCTTTGGCTGGCAACACGGGCGGCGCCCACTTGTTCGACTACACCATGCGTGCCCTCGGTCTGCTGACCCCGCCCCAACAATATCAGCTTGACCATGGCCAAAATATAACAGTCCGTCAGTCCGTGGACGGTCTGCCATGCGACATCTTCGCCGGTACAAGCGAGAATGGAACCCTGACCTATTGCGGCCAGTTCGTTCTGAACAACGAGAAATCCAAGTCGGGAAAGATTTTCGGCATGGAAGGCGTGTCGGGGTTCAGCGGCGACCCCGTTCTCAATCCCTACTCAATCGCGCTGGAAGCCCTCGACAACAATTCGCCCATGACTCTTTTCCATCCCGCAGGGAGTGCCAACAGCGCGGCATTGGAAAACCAACTTGCTGAAGTGTTCGACAAAGGCTTTGAATTCAACTTCCCTGAAGACGCGACATGGGAAACCATCGGCACAGGTGACTTTGCCGATTGGGACGGGGCAAAGACAGACCTTAAAAGGTGGCTCGGATGGATTTACGACTGCATGTGCCAAACGGTGGGCGTACAAGCCGGGACCATGACACTTGAAAATCCCGACTACGGTACATCTTCGGGATGGAGCGGCAAATCTAAATGGGTGTGCCCGAAGTTCAAGAACGAGTTGAGCCAATACTTTGACAGAGACCACCTGCTTACCTACTACCTTATCATTGACTATTTTGCAGGCAAAGACCAGTTGGCAAAGAACATCATTTGGCGGTGCTGGAATAGGCTGATTTGGTATGCTACCTTCTATGACGGTGACACTTGGGAGGCAATCCGCAATGACGCATTTATTGTGTACCTATACAACATCACCCGTGACAGTTACGACACGGAACGCTCGAAGTATGCCTTCGAGGGTCACAGCTCATGGCTGTGGTGCCTGGTGCTGGCCAACTTCGAGGAAGAAATCAGGGCTTGTGCCGCCACCCTTCGCAACCAACTGACGACACAAGCCATGCTCGATGAGTTTATCGGAAAGATGATTGGCAACTGGAGTGAGCGCCAATACAACAAATCGGGAAAGCTGAAGTATGTTGACACCATCGACACGATGAACTATGTCTATACGCTGACAGGTAGCCGAAAGGCACACATCACATCGTTCCTGAAAGACCGTTCAAGGCTTCTTGATGCCCGCTATGCAGTCGGACAATACAACGGTGATGTGATTACATTCACCGTAGTACGCAATTCAAGTGACCCGCAGTCATCATTGACTTTGCGAAGCGGCGACCTCTATTTCTTCGGCTACAAGTTGAACGGCCTTTGGCTGCAAGGTCCTACCCAGGTCAATGCCAATGAAACCCTTGAATTGATATTCAGTCAGACATTGGCCACAAACGACCCGCTTATGCTTGGAGGTGCGAGCTGCATCAAGGAAATCGACTTCACCAACATGGGAAGCCAACTGAACGGCACGGTCAACCTTTCCCTATGCACCATGCTGACGAAACTGGTGATGCCCGCCACCAACGGAGCGGCCAACGCTCCGTTGCTCCTTGGCGACATATCAAAGTTGCAGTACATAGACATCACCGGGCAAACCTCAATCCACACTGGAACGGCGGGCGTTTTCGATGTGTCGAAACAGAGCCGACTTGGGACATTGCTTGCAGGGGGCACCCTTCTTACAACCATCAATCTGCCCGAAGGAGCACCCGTGACGGTGCTGACTTTGCCGTCCACCCTCACACTGTTGAAGCTGCGCTACCTGCCTGAACTTGCCGCTTCGGGTCTTACCTTGCAAGGCACGGCCAACATCACGGGCTTCAACTTCGCGGCCTGCCCGCATTTGGACTGGCAGTCGCTTCTTAGCAGTTGCCCCAATGTGGCGAATGACAGGGTGGAAGGGAGCAACGGACTGATTGACCCCGATTGGCTTGAAGACCTTGCTTCGATGGGCGGTTATGATGCCAACGGAAACACGATTGCCAACCCCGCATTGGTCGGAAGTGTCACACTATCGAAAGTGGTGACCGCTGCCAAACTTGCCGAACTGAGGGCGGCGTTTATCTATCTTGACATCACCGAGTGCCAATATTCCGTCTATGAGATAAACGACACGCTGGCATACGATGGTGTACTGACATCCGCTTGTGTCAAGAACATGGAAAACGGCTCCATGGCCAACGACACGACTGGTGACGGC